CAGCTCCCCTTTGCTGGACATACTCAATCCCAGCAACGGAACAGTAGCCGGCGTCCGCAAGGATCAGTTCGTGTCGAGCTACAGACAGGCGGTTCAGCGATTCTCCGTTGCCTTCGCCACCCGATGCCGTTACTTCCAAGAAGTCACACAGTAAACTGGGTAATTGCAGGCTATAGAGAATTCGCCACTGGCTCCCGGTTCTACCGGGCTCCTTGACACTTCTCTTTCGTATTAGCCTCTGCGATGCAAAGAGAGACGACGCAGCAACCAAACTGTGCTCAGATTGAGTGACTAACCCCAAGCCAACCTCCAGTAGGGAATTTCAGTTTTGGCGAAATAACGGAACGCATCAGGACCGTGATCGCGGATTTTTAAAGGTTTTTCTTCGCCGCGTTGCGCTGCTTTAGAATCCCAAGCATACGTTTGCATTTCTTGGATCGTCTTTGGAACGGTCTGCCGGCAAAATCGCACCAAGCGCTGATTGAGTACCATCGAGGCGACTCGAATGCCTTCGTTAACGTCGTTGTCTGCATCGACGTGCCAAATGCCGCGCTTCATCATTTCGGCTTTGAACGATGAGGCGGATGGATCGATAATCACTTTGGCATCGTTTCGCGGCCCGATAAATTCAACGAGATCGTCTGCGTACTCGGCATCGGTTTTTTGTCGCATCTCCACCAGAGAATCCCAGTAGTACTCGCGCGCCACCCAAAATTGTTGACCATCGTCATAAATGTCCAGGAATACCATCGGATTCGTCGTACCGTAATCAACGGCAACGAACCGCTGTTGATAGCCGAAAGGAGATCGGAGTGATTTTGGCTCGTCTTTCAGGTCGTAGAGCAAGGCTTCGGACCAGGAGTCCTTGTAGATTGCACCTTCAGCGATGACCCATAGTCCCTGAATAAACCTTTGGTAAAAGAATCCCGAGTACAATCGCCTTTGCGTTTCGACAAATTCTGTCGTTAAATTCGGGTTGTCGGCCATTGTGAAATGATCCGACCATAAGATCTTCTTAGCTCTGAGCTCTGGGTTATCGAGGTATTCGGCCTTAAGCCAGTGATACGGGCTATCCGGGTTTGTCGTGGCATAGAGCCGGGCCCCTGCCGGCGACATTCGACTGAGCAGCATTTGAAAGAAACTCCGCGGCATGAGACTAATTTCATCGCAGATCGCGACGCCAACGGTTAGACCGCGAATATATCGCTCCGAACCCTCATCCTTCGCGCCGATGACAAGCCATTTGCTATTACATAGTGTGAGTTCGCCAGTGTTTCGGTTGTAACTATAGTTGCGCGTACCGACAATGTTGAAGAGGTCGGTTAAGACATTGTTGTAAATGCTCTGCTTTGAAACTCCGGTGATCACTCTGCGGCCCGCGACGTTGTAATGACAACAATAGAGCGCCTTCGGATGAAGGCACCAGGTTTTGCCACTACGGACCGCCCCTTCCAGGATGTTGATCGGCCAATCTTTCTCGGGCGGCCGCATAGCGAAGAATTCAGCTCGAGGTCCAAAATTAAATCTCAAGTTCGTTCACCTTTATATGACCCTGCATAGGGCATCGTGAAATTGAGCATGGGCTTGGTGCGCGTCGCATGCTGGTTAGTCTTCTTCAATGGGATTGATATCATCCGACTGAGTGGCGGGAATCTCCTCGGATCGACGCACGGCACTTTCATCTGCCGCGTGGGAGGCGTAGATGGCGCGAAACTGCTGGAGCAGTTCGGGAAGATTATTATCATGATCGTTTTCAAATGGCTTTAGAGAACTCAATACAATCGCTGTTGATTTAGGATCGCCGTTGATTGCCCGGCTGACGTGCTTTATTGCAATCGCTTCGAACATGGAAATGTTCAGAACCTTGTCTCCCATAGTGACCTTGACCTTTTTGCGGAGCTGCTTCGAAACAACGTCAGCGAATTTCGGAGATTGTTTGGGACGGCCCTTCGCATTCCCGGATTGGCCCGGTTTGAACTGCGAGTGGCGTGGCGGTTTCTTGTAACCGACAGGAGAATCCGGCCTGTTATTTTTATCCATGGTGGGCTTCCAAATTCTCGTTAGAAAGATCGTTAAAGCGTTTTCCGCTGACCGTATCGACGGCATGGTCGCCTGTGTAGCGCTGCCAACGCTTGATCGCCGTGTCAACATAGATTGGATCGAGTTCGATACCGAAGCAGGAGCGCCCTGTGCGCTCGGCCGCCATCAAACTGGATCCCGAGCCTAAAAATGCGTCGAGCACTAAGTCCCCGCGGGATGAGCAATCGAGCAATGCGTCTGCGATCAATGTGATCGGCTTCACGGTTGGGTGCAGAGCCAGAAGATTGCCTTCATTGCCGGTCTTAGAGAGCGTATTGATGCTGGGATATGTCCAAACGTTAGTGCGGTTGCGGCCGTAACGGCCAAGTTGGATGTTGTTCCGGTGCTTTTCTTTGCCGTTTCTGAAAACAAAAATCAGTTCGTGGCGCGAGCGATATAGAGAACCCATACCGCCATTGTTTTTTACCCAGACACATAAATTGAGAAAAGTTTCATAGACCTGTTTGCCGGCGGCGATTAACTGGTCCGCGTGTCGCCAATCCATGCAGATAAAATGGACCGAGCCACTCGTGCTGTACCGTGCCAAGAGCTTAAGACTTGAGGTAAGGAAGGAGACGAACTCGAATTCGGACATCTCGCCCGATGCCATCTGAAATTCTCGATGCCGGATGGAACCGTTGCCGCTGACATGACCGTCGATAGGCACGTTGTACGGCGGATCAATAAACACGACGCCTGCGCGCTTCGTGCCCAGTAGTCTTGAATAAGAACTTTGTTCGAGTGAGCTTGCGCAGAGGATGCGATGTCGACCTAATTGCCAGAGGCTTCCCGGCTGGGCGGTAGCTTCGGGGGTGTCGGACACCTCAAAGGAATCATGCGGATCTGACTTATCGCTCGGCGCGGAAAGAATCAGATCGATTTCAGGAATCTCGAAGCCGGTGATTGTCGCATCGAAGTCAGCGTCAATCGTTAGATGTTGCAGTTCAATGGCGAGGATCGATGGATCCCAACCAGCCTTTTCTGCCAATCGATTATCGGCAAGCGCATAAGCACGAAGCTGATCAGGAGATAGATTCTCCAATAGGACTGTTGGCACCTGAGCTATGCGGAGCACCTTCGCCGCTTCCAGTCGGCCGTGACCGGCGATAACCATGTTGTCTTTGTCGACCAAGATAGCGTTGGTAAAACCGAACTGCTTTATGCTGTTTGTGATCTGGCGAACTTGGTGCTTGGAGTGAGTGCGGGCATTGGCGGGATTGCTCTTGAGGTTGCTAACTGGTTGATAAGATATCGATAACTCCGAGGTACAGGGTTTCACAAAGCTCCTTTAAAAAATCGTGTCGGCTGCAGCGCTGCTAGCGCTGCGGCGTACAACAATTCGGGTTCCGGTGGTTCACATGTTGCCAACGTCTGCAAAAAATATCGGTACCCTTTGCTTGCTCAACATCAAGATGCCGCAGTTGATCGGCGCCGCGCAATCCTTCGCCCGTGTTTTGCGGCGAGCTGGACAAAAAAACGCCGCTGGCATCCGCGCTCAAAGCGGGTTTGAGAGGAGCGCAGAAAGTTGTCCGCATTCAGCCGAGGACGAGGGGGGCGGCTTTATAAGTTAGAAATTCTTTTCGTCGGTGATGTCGTCGTCGGGAACGAAGGAGCGCAGGGAACTAGCGGCGGGTCACCGGATCCGGGGGGAGCCGATTTCGCGTTTAGGCGAAAACGCCGAAGCTGAACTCTGATGACTGAATAGATTGGGCTCTGGCCTTCTTGTGGCGTGCTCGATAGAGACTTCTACGGACAAGATGGCTAAAACGCTTGTCTTTGGCTGCTTGGAAGAAGGTCGTGATCGGTGCCCGAGAAAATTTCTGATTGTGCTCGGCAATGACAGCCCACTCTTTCGGTTGAAGGTTTGTCTTTAGCAGGAAATGATTCTTATCTAATTCCGTTGCAATTTCTAAAAGGCTCTCCTTCGAAACTTTTCCATCTTTCCAGTGTTGAACCATCAACGTTCCGGCCAATTCGTCAAAAGGGTCAGGTAGAACGTGATTGAAATTGACGATAGCCATGTTCAGACCGTTGTCCGACATCCACCAAAACATATCAGGATAATTCCTCGCAATTTGGTCCAGTACCCGGCCGAGACTGGCAAAGTAAGTTGCACCGCGGGGAGTAATGGGAGCCGCTAGTGCCTCGGATAACGATTCAATACTGAAGGGTATGCTGGCAGTTCGCGCGATGATTTCAATAGAATCCCGATGGGAGTGAGCTCCCGGAATTGAACAGGACACGAGGCTGCTAGCTAGATGTAGTGTTTTCTGAAGATCTGAGCATTTTTCTGGGTAAATTCGAGACCACATCTGCAAAGCGTGACGCCAAGCGGCGGGAATTCTTTTCTTCTTGGACTTCATGAACAACTCCTAAAAAGGCTCGCTAATTTGTTGTTTACGGAGATTTATCGGCTTATTTCCGGCCCACAAGACGACTGGGGGAGAAAATGCTGAATGCTTATAACACGAGCGTATTGCGTTCGACAATGTTTTGGTAAGCCCGAGTTATGCGCTAGGCCGAAATGGTTACAGAAGAACCCACCGCACTGAACACCTGAGGTTTTTAGGTTCCCTTTCGAGATTGTTTTGGCGGCCGGTGTTTCGAGCGATGTGGGGTCCAACCGCTGTCGGCGAAGCACAAGCGCTGCAAATGGGAAAAGGGGCGAGCATACTGGAGTGCGCCTCGTCCATTACACTCATCAGAGGCGGCGGCAACGCTTCCCCGAATTGTCAGACCAGCCGAAACACTGAGTGCTGTGGACGTCATTGTGACGCGCAAGTCAACTGAATAATTCCTCTTTTCGCTCCTATTCGACTTGATCTTCCTCCCGAACCGAGCGGGAATGGTGTTGACCCCATGGGAGGGGTGGCAATGCCGCTGTCTCAAAGCACAAATCGTTTGGAAGTTTTGGCTCATTTTTCTAAGTCCGAGATATTAGGTCTTTGGCGGGAGCTCTTCAAGAGCGAGCCGACGGTCGAAATGCGTAAGGACCTGATGTTGCGGGTGGTTGCTCAGCGAATGCAGGAACAGCAATTTGGCGAGCTCAGTACCGTCTGCTGTCGCCGTCTGCGGCAGCTCGCGGCCACGGTTGAAGCAGATCCCACGGCTGTAATTTCAGCTAGAGTGCCAATCAAGTCGGGCACTCGCATGGTTCGCCAGTGGAAAGACCAGGTGCACGTCGTGAACGTGACAGGGAAGGAGTTCGAATATCGAGGGGATCGGTACGAGAACCTTTCTGTGATTGCCCGGCTAATCACGGGAACTCGTTGGTCCGGTCCACTCTTCTTCGGTTTGAAAACAAAACAACCCACTTCCACGGAGGCCCAATGAGCGCCGAGCCAAAGAATGTCGTCCGATGCGCGATCTACACGCGCAAGTCTTCCGAAGAAGGCCTTGAGCAGTCCTTCAATTCTCTAGACGCTCAGCGGGAAGCTTGCCATGCATTCGTGGCCAGCCAACGGGAAGAAGGCTGGCGGGCGATCCCGACCCGCTATGACGATGGCGGGTTTTCAGGAGGGAACCTAACACGCCCGGCATTGAGGCGTCTGCTGGCGGACGTGGAGGCCAAGAAGGTCGACACTATCGTTGTCTATAAAGTTGACCGCTTAACGAGGAGCCTGGCCGATTTTGCCAAGATCGTGGAAGTCCTGGACGCGAGAGGCGTCTCCTTCGTATCGGTGACCCAGCAGTTCAATACGACCAGCTCGATGGGAAGGCTCACCTTGAATGTGTTGCTTTCCTTCGCGCAGTTCGAAAGGGAAGTGACCGGAGAGCGGATCCGAGACAAAATCGCGGCGTCGAAGCGGAAAGGTATGTGGATGGGAGGCACGGTTTCTTTGGGATATGAAGTGAAGGAACGAAAACTGATCGTCAACGGAGAGGAAGCGACGCTCGTTAATCGCCTCTTCCGTCTTTACTTGGAATTGGGATGCGTCCGAAAGTTGAAGGCGCGTCTCGATGCGGAAGGAATCACGACCAAGCTGAGAACGAGTGGAGTAGGCAATCAATCGGGAGGCACTCCCTATGCGCGAGGTGCGCTGTACAAGATCCTACAAAACAGGATTTACCTAGGGGAAATTCACCACCGAAAAGAGTATTACATCGGCGAGCACGAGGCCATCGTACCGCGCGAGCTGTGGGATCAAGTCCAGGAGAAGCTCAGAACGAACAGGCAAGGACAGAGGGATGGCCTCCGGACGGAATCCCCCAGCCTGCTCGGTGAGCTCTTACAGGATGCCGATGGCAAACGATTCACTCCCTCCCACACACTCAAGAATGGCAGGCGGTATCGATACTACGTTTGCGACTCAAAGATTGGAGACCAGGGAGGGAAGCACAAAGCGGTTCGATTGCCAGCCCACGACGTTGAAAGACAGGTCATCCTCAGATTGCAGTCGTTCTTGCGATCGAATCAGGCGGTTATGGACGATTGCAGCTTGCCCGGTGAATCGCCGGCACTGACCCAACGGCTGATCGCAGCCGCCGTGAAGAATTCGAAGGAAATTGACAAAGATTTTCTGACAAGAGTTGTGGGGCGGGTAGTTGTTCATGACGATCGGCTGGACATAGACGTGAGCAAGAAAAAACTTCGCGCCGTACTGGTAGGCGATCGACCCGAATCCATAAACGTCGCCGACGAAACGCACCACTCTCTTGGCGATCCGATCCGTCTTGAGGTGAGGGCTCAGCTAAGACGGCATGGTGGCGAGATGCGTCTAGTGGTTCCTGCGGACTCCGATGGCCAAGTAACACCGCCTCCGGTTTCATCGCTGTTGAAGGCTGTCGCCCGTGGACGTCAATGGCACGAATGGATCGTGAACGGAGAAGTTTCGAGTCAGAGATCGATCGCGACGCGGCTTGGCCTCAACGAGAGGTATGTTGGCCGAGTCCTGCAGTGTGCCTTCCTGGCTCCAGATATTGTCAAAGCGATCCTCGATGGACGCCAGCCGTCGGATCTGACCTTTCAAAAGCTCACGTGCAAGCTTCCCCTTGGCTGGGTCGAGCAGCGCCAGCGGCTCGGCTTTTCGGTACTGCTTCAGAGACGACAATCAGAAGGAAATTAAGTTCCCTGTTCCATCGATAAAAAGCGAATTAATTCGCTGATACCGTGGAAAAATTCCCTGTTATATTTCCGCGCTCTTTCCGAACAAGCCCCGTTGAATCAGGCCGGTACCCGATCTCTGGTCGCAATTTCGATCGAGAATTCACGAAATTCCCTGTATTTTTCCCTGTTAGCAGGGAATTCAGCGGAGAATAGTTTCGCCAGACTGCCTCCTCCGCCACACAGTCTGAAGTGCAGAGAAATCCGCCTGGATTTCTCTGGAAATTGCAGGAAATGGGCGCAATTTCGCTATGATCGCTTTGAAACCGGACCGGAGAAAGTGGACTGCTCAATGCTGAAGGTAAGCTTTGCGGGCTTTTTCTCTGGAGGGCACCGGAGCAGTCCGGTTTCGACGACTCTATCAGGCGAATGCAGCGCGATCAGAAATCGATGGGATGGCGAAGGCGACTTGACTTTCACTTGCCGACAATCATAGCGATACCGATGCTTACCGATGAAGACCGGGGTCCAATCCCATAGCAGCGACGCATAGGCGGGATTCGGATTCCAAAAGCGAATATAAAAAATTGAGCAGCGCGTTCGGTGGAGTAGAAGCTAAACGCGGGCTCTGAGTCAGGGGTGAGATGCGAGATCCGAAGCGCTTCCAATGTTCGGGTACTCGATGCTCGTCCTTGCGAGGCCAGTGTATCGACACGTTACTCCAACTTCTCCAATACCAGCGCGCAGCTTGGGATTCGATTAGCCGAACTGCGTCGGTACTTTCAGCGCCAAGAATATCTTCTCCGAATCTCGCAATAACATCCGCAGTTGCCGTATCGCGCAACATATCGCGGACGACTGTTTCCTGACCACCAATTTTTTGCAAGATGAGGTTCTTTGAAATTCCTAGCGCCGTCCCGTTGGTGAAGGCTAGCGCCTGCGATCTACGGAGCTTGGCATCGGACGAAGAGACAGGGCCCGTAATAGCCAGCACCTTGCCTCGGCGGTCAAGCATGATGAACGCGGCATTCTGGTCGGCGAGCCATCGTAGAGCCTCAAGCGTGACAAAGCCGTCATTTCCAATCACGATTAGTCTGCGCAACCCGTGGCCGACACGAGGTAGGCGGATAGTTCGTCGCTCGTCCGCTACACCGTCGTGCAGGACTAGATGACCTGCATTCACTAGGGCCTTTACGCCAAAGCCATTTAGGACGAGAACGCCAGATTTGCGAATAGCGTATGTGTGACAGTCACCGTTGGTGGAAGCTCTACCATAGATGCGACGTTGGAGAAGCCGTAAGGAAAACAAGCGCGAACTTAACCGTTCCATTTCTATCGAATCCAGCTAAACCTTCAATGCTCACCGACCTCCAAACCTTTTCCCCAAGAGGTTCGGGGGGGTGTAGCGTTTTGACGAAGCGTCGTATATACCCGTCAACGCTAGGCTGGACGGAACGCTTTCGCAACTAGCTTCCCCCTCCTACGACAGTGCAAAGCGGCAGGCCGCATCACGGCGACCGTTACGCCTGTATGACAAGGCCAGAGCATGCTGGCCCACGGCCAAAACACCTTCCGTCGATGCGCTGCAGCTTGGCGATTGCTGAGGGTTGGACGAATCAAAGACGAACAGTGTCAGAAGGTCGGCGGATGGTATAAGGCAGTGAAGTTCAGATTTTTACTGTTTCTCTGAATGGAGTCGAACTTTATCCACGCCGATCCAAAGTCCAATGTCATGAAAATAGAGTCGCATCAAGATGCGCTGCCCTGCCTCGAAAAAGAAACAATGGAATATGACTCACATCACAAATAAACGTAAAAATGGGGATTTCCACAAGCGGCGGCCTTGACAGAGAGCGGCGAGAGAGTGTAGGTTTCTGGCCTTATGCAATGGATCGAGCCTCAATTCGAGGAAATCTCGTTGTGCTGCGAGATCAATTCCTACGCCTCAGCCGAAATCTAACGGCACAGATACGCGTAGAAATTTAAGAACCGCCGCAGGTTTCCCGTGGTGGAATTGCGGTTGCCGCAATAGCGGGTTCTTACGCTCAGGAATTTGACCGGGACGTCGGACTCAGCTGTGGCTTGTCTGCTCTCTAATGGTGCTTTTAGTTACGCCTCTTCTGAACCATCTCGGGTTCGGATCTCCACTACGGCTACGTGTACCCGCTGTGTTTTTGTCGGGACGCGTGTAAACTCACTCGATACCCACTAGTCGCTCACTTCAAAACGACCCTATCGAAACTGTGCCGACCACACGGACCTGCGCATCCCCACATTTCTGCTTGGGGGCAGTCCCGATAGGGATCTATCTATCGTTTATCGAGACCGGTGTGGTGAAACTTCCCAGCCGACTTCTGGCTTGAATGGTCTCC